TGGCTGTGGTGGCTGTCCTTCTTCGAACGGATCGACCTGTGCTACATGTCCCTGGCACGAGTAGCAAAACCCGTGGCCGTCGTCATAAACGGCAAATGCGTCACTGCTCGGACATAGTGGGCAGCTCCTTTTTTCTACTAACTCTGACGTTGTCATCCCTTTCTCCTAAATTGCGTACACCCGCACTAGCGTGTGCGGCTCCTCATTCTTTTTTGCGTACCGTTTGTGGGCTATCAGGAGTTCGATCTGACTGTCGTCGTACCAGAAAATGTCAGCACTGGTCATGCAGTCGAGGGGGAGTTTGCTGAGGTTGTCGATGTCGTACCGAGGAGCAGCTAGGACCACCTTCTTTGGGCGGGCGCATACGAACTCTAGGCCGACTATCAATCTCTCTTCTTTAGGTAAGTAATCCCATACCGGCGGGTAGTGAACCAGGCAGGTCGCGAAGTCTTTCACGTACTGCTGGTGTCGTTTGCTGTAGTACGTGCCAAACCGTGCAACCTTTGGTCTGCTGGCCGGTACGGGCGGTACTGGTATGTAATATTCCTGCGCGGCTTCGAGACTAGCGATGTCTATGTTCATTCGTAACCCTCACTCAGTTCTGTGAGCATTTCGATGACTTCAGTCGCTGGTACTTCGAACCACTCCCCTTTAAGTCTTTTGTCGTCGAGCCTCTGGTAGACAGTTTCTACAGCTCCATCGACGTCCTGATATTGGCGTGCGTACTCAAGTCGGTATGCTCTGATTGGGCATCCAACTTGGTACTGAAAAAGGCGAGTACGCACGTTGTTTGTTATTCCGACCTTGCAAGAACCCGGAAATGACGGATGAGTCATTATGTATACCCATCTCTTTGAGACAGGGCGGGTGTATTGCACGTTGTAGTGGTCACAGACGATCTCTCTAAGCTCGTCTCTTTCGGTCTTTTTTAGCTTCCAAAAACACCGCATGGTTATGCCAGATACTTGCTTTGCGCTTGTGTCTAGCGTGTTCCAAAAGCGTTTTACGTTTGCAACTTTCAGCTCTTCTGACAAACGTCCGGCGGGTAACAGACTTAAATTAATCTGAAACCCGCTTTCGGTTTTATAGACGTCAGAACTGCGGTTCTTGGACTGTTGTTGTCGAACCGAATCCTTCATCAGGGCCCCCAAAGGGATCGTCTAGCCCGTCATCCGAACTACGCTTATCGATAAGTCGGACTGTATTAAGGTAAAAGGTCACGCCTTTGTTTCCGGCTGTGCTGTAAGCCTTAGCGTTTCCTGCTGCCCTAATAAGGTCGCCCCTACCGATAATTACGTCGTCTGGTAACGCGGCCCCGCTTGCATCTTGTATAGAGGGCTTGCTCTTTGTCTTAAACGTGACACGAACATTGCCGTCTTCTAAAACGCGTAGTGGGCTTTTGATCCCATCGATATTTACACCAGGCCACTCAGCATCCGCTGCTCCGGCTACTGCATCACGAAGGATGATCAATGTTGCGGCATCATCTGCTTCGCTTAGATAGCCAGACACTTCGTACTTCCCCGAAGGGTACTTAGACTCAGTGTCAGGCTTATCTAGTGATGGGTAACTTGCGTCGAATGGTTGTGTGGCGAATCTTACATAACCGTTTGCCATAGTAGTTTCCTCCTGCGTTTGGCTCTTTAGGTCATACTGTCGACATCGGTGTCATCGACATCGGTCATGTCTTGTTCGACCGCTTTCTTCTTCGCTTTCTTAGGTGCCTTGGGCTCCGGCTTAGTCAGCAAAATGACGTCGGTCGTTTTAAATCTGAGCTCATAGGCAGCGGACGGCGAGTCGGCGTGGGCAATACCGCGTAATAGTAAGGTTGCACCGTCAGCGCTGTATGCCGGGGTGCCTAGCTCAATTCCCTCGGGCACTGGACCTAAAAGCGTGTAACAGCCGTCGACGTGGTGATAGACGCCTACGTCTTGTTGGGTTTTCTCTCTCAGTTTATTTACAGTAGTTAGCATAGCAGTGAGTTCCTGTAGTTGTTAGCTAAAAAAATAGCGAGCATTTGGTAGCTCGTCTTTGACGTTAAGCTTGCCTTGCCTGGGCGGCTCGGGCAACCGCATGTCATTCGGTATCATGTTAAGTAGTCCCTGGTGTAGCTCATCCGACAGCCAGTTACCTGCGAAAATATCTACAGCGACCTCCCTGATGATGTGGTTGAGTTGGTTGAGGTGACAGGCATGTACTGCATACGAGTCGTGTACGAAGGCCATATCCTTTATGTCCTGCTTGACCAACTCTGTGGCCACCATTCGGCACATAGCGGCGTCTAATGAATGCACGACATTCGGTGCGGCGGCTCCTGCGTTCTTACCTGGGGACAGTTGATCGGTGCGCTTACGTAACCGACGCATCCAGTTGTCGAATGTGCGGACGTGTTTCTCTTTCAGCACCACATAGTTTTGAGAAACCTTACAGCCATCGGGTGTCACCCAGTTTAAGGGGTAACCGTTCTCAGCCATCACTTTGGCTGAGTCCCGAAGGTAATCCATGATCCTTACGGCCTCACTGACAACTTCTACCCGAGCTACAAGAATCCAGTCGCGCATAAATGACGCTAGTTTATGTCGGGCTTGAAGGACCGGTAAGTTTTCAAGGCTTTGGGGGATAGTGAGTGGGTCACACATTCTATCGGCAACAAGCTGTTCGCGTATCCCCTCCGGGGTCACTCCATAAGCTGTAGTCATCACAGCACGTTTGACAACTTTGCGAGCAAGTCTGTCGTCCTGCATCACCTCGTACCACGCATGTGCAGCATCTGACTCGGTCGAGGATTCGGCCTTCACAATAATGTTCTCTATAATCGTCCGAACTGCTAGACCAACTTCCAAGTACAGGTCTTTGCGTTCCGTGGAGGCGGTGCAATTCGTTTTCGACGCCCCCACTTGATCCTTTCCCAGCAAAGACAGAATTTGCAACCCATTACAGGTGCCGTCTACTGCGATAGGTAGATGTGATATGTGGTTGGGGTTGTCCCAGGCACGCGCTAGATCTATTGCCGCCGCATAAAACGCCATTGGTTCGTCGGCGGCGCGCACTAGATCCTTGGCTTTTGAGTCATCAACCAGCATTGATTGAATGTCGGCCTTCATGCCTTCAACCTTTTGTATGCGTTCCTCGATGTTAAGTTTGTCGAAGCCAAACGTGTTTGCGACCTGTAGCTTGAGAGCCTCGAGGCCTTCGACGCCAATAGGCTTGCCGTTGCTAAACTCGATGAGCGCCTTAGCGACGTGATCGCCCTGGCTAGTAAGCATTTGATTAGCCGGATAGAGACGACCACGGAAGTCAAAGCTGTGTGGTTGCCAAAAAGCCGACTTCTCGTAAAGCATTTGAGCTTGTAGGATTTGACGCTCGAAGGTCATGGCCTTAGACGTTTGTGATACGTACTTGGCGAGATCATCGTTGAACTGTTGTTGCACAATCCTTTTGTCAGCATCATCAAGGCTCTGCCATTGCTCGGGAGCTAGTTTCTTTGGCTTTTGATGTGGCATCTGCGGCCCGATGTAAGGGACACGACATAAAAATTCATAGACGTCTTTGTTAATACGCCAGGGTGTTTTCTGTATAGCGTTCAACGAGTCGAGTGCGGCTTGCGATGGTAGGAACTTATGCGGGTGCCAATCGGTACGGTAGACCTTCTGGTTTAGTAAGTAGTAACCGCCCTCTATACGTCCGTCCTCGTTAAACTTCCATGAGCGCGGGGGAACGAGCATAGGCCTTTTAATCGGCTGGCTTATCGATGCAATCGCATGTAGTCGACTTACGTCTGATAGAAAGTCATCTGAATAGTAGACCGTCTGAGCTCTTATCTTCCCTCGTGGGCCGGTAGCGGTAAAGGTAAGCATGTCAGGATGCGCTCGGCGTATGCAATCCATGACCACAGCACCCGTGCCGAACATGGCATCACGAGTGACGTCATACTCTTCGCTATCTAAAAATCCTTCAATTTTCTTTTCCAGCTTACGAGCGAAGCGGAGGTGCTGCGCCTTACTCGCTAAAGCTTGTGAGTTGCGACGTAGGAAGTGACTACTATAAGTAGGCTCTGAGTCACGCCACTTTTGAAATCGTATCTCACGAATAACTGTCTCACCTAACTCGAGGCAAACATGCTGGTAAGTAGGTGGTTTGTTAGTTGCTAGGGTCGACATCAAATTTTGTGTGACCGCGAATGACAGCTCTTGGCTATCTGCCAAGCCAATCAAATACTTCCAGGCAAGGTTTCTCTTACCTGTTTCATTGTTGATGATGTTGTCTTCGGCTTGGCGCTGCCTTACGGCTATATGCTGCTGCACCTCTGGTGCTATTTCTTGCAGTAACTGCTCGCCAAGCTTAGTTTCATTGAGTTGTTTGTTGTTAATTGCTTTTAGGTAATGGTCTTTTGCATCTGTAACCATCCGGTGCTCCCAAAGTACCTCTAGGAGTTCAAAATCACTGCTGTCGCTCATAGTACCGCTATCCCTTTATTGTTTTCACCTGTTATTTAATGCTGTCTATAGTATGTAAACATGACCTATATATAATTGCAATGTAATCCGTTAGTTATAGTTACTGTATTGGTCCCTCATACTGTCGACAGAGGTGTCATAAAACAAACAACTACAGTAATAACTCTTATAAGCCTTTTAAGTATAGACAATACAGATAGCGGTGTGAGATATTTGACTTGCGACAATAACGACAAACCCGAGATGGCGGTACGTGGTTTGTAGGCTAAACAAAAACAAAATATGGGAATTTTAGTGATGACCGCAGATAAGCGTCCTAAAAACGCAAGAGCAGATTTATCAAAACGTGTAGAGTTTGGTCGAGTACTACAGTCACTTCGACAGGCCGCACAGTTAACACAACACGATCTAGCTAAGCTAGTGGGCCAGAAGTACTTCACAATGGTCTCTCAAATTGAGAATGGTCGAGTACGAATACCACCAGACGATACCGAGCTATGGGCTCGAGTGCTTGGTGTAGACACCCAAGCTTTTGCTAAAGAGTGCGTCCGGTTCTACGAAACAGACGACTACTTTAAAGCGATCTATGGGAAGAACTTCAAGCGCGACTTGCTATGAAGATCTACTCAGATCCAAAAGGTCGGCCTAATAAGTGGCGGGTCAAATTACCCAACGGTAGCTACAAGACGATAACAGCGGCTAGTGAGACACAAGCTGTCTTTGCTGCTGAAGCCGCTGTGTCACAGTTTGAAGCACCGCCTGGTGAATGGCTGGAGCTAGTAGACCGGCACATCCACCGTAGAGAAACAGGATCACCTGGTCTAGCTCAGAAGGCGAAGTGGCAAGGCAGTCGTTATGTACTGCGTAGGTTTGCCAACGCGTTTGAAAGTAAGTGTAAACCGTCCGCTGTAACCATGACTCATTTTCTAGATTACTGGGATGGCTTAACCAGGCACCAGCAGGATAATTTGCGACCAGAACTCAACCGCTTCATAAAGTGGTGCATGCTGGCTCAGCTCATCGTTTTACCTGCAAATCCAATAGGATTGTTAGACAAAAAAGCGTTACCAAAAAAGAAACGTCAACGACTGACTCGGGGTATGTTTGATGGGTTGTTGCGTGTTGCTGCTGATCGTGGGTACGACGGACTAGTACAGGCTTGTAGACTGTCGTTACTCACTACACTTAGGCGTGGCGATCTGGCGCAAATGAGGTGGGATAGTATTAAGGATGGCGCACTGTATGTGACAGTGAGTAAAAGCATAGCGTCACGCGGGGAAGTGCAAGCGACTAGGCTTAGGTGGGACTTACAAAAGCACCCAGATTTGCTACAAGAGCTTAAAGAGTGCAGACGTCAGGCGATGATGAATCGCGACTGTCCTTTCGTACTGAGTCATTTCGGCGCTAACCGCCTAGGTAAGACTAAAGAGCACGCGTGCCAAATGACGCCTGACATGATCAGTAAACAGTTCACAGAGTGTATGCGTGAGCTTATGCGCTCCGATGACCACCCGACGTTTCATGAGATACGCTCGTTGGCTGCTGCTAACCTTGAGAACATGGGCGCACCTGGTGAAACAATTAGCAAAATAATGGCTCACACTGACGAGTCAACTACGGAGTTATATCTAGTAGGGCATGATCGAAAATTCTTCGACGTAGACTACAGTGTTACAGTATAGACAGGGTTGTACTTACTACCTTGCCAAGGTTGCAGGTACACAGACTGCCCGCAGAGGTAGTTATATCGGGGCTTTGTTGAAGTAAAAAGACCTGGTTTGTACGGTACACAGGGCGTACACACTCACCAGGCAAAGGTATGAAAGTACAGTGAAACACTGCGGGAATAGCTCAGTTGGTAGAGCGGTACCTTGCCAAGGTACAGGTCGCGAGTTCGAATCTCGTTTCCCGCTCCAACACATCAAGGTGTGCGGCAATAGAAGCGTGAATGTAGCGAGGAATTGATTTCCTACCCGACTTCCAAGCCGCATAGCTTCCCGTGTAATCTACAGACAACAACCGCGAACACCTTAGTGGTCCTCCGGCTCTTTCCTCTAACAGTTTTAGTGCTTCGATAGCTTCCATTTTAAAGTTCTTTTGGTTTGTATTTAATAAAAAGAGCGTCTGCTACGTTAGCTACCTTCTCGCCCATCTTGTTGAGTTGTGCCTTGTCTTGCTGAATAGCCTTCCAGTTGTCACGACCTCGTGTGTAAGCCCTGTGATCGTCTGAAAAATCATAGAACCAATCGTGGTTACGTAGACGCCGTGCGTAACTACTTAACGTGCTCATAGTTTCCTCCTGCGTTATATGAACATCAGATATAGGAATATACTATAGTTTGAAGCTGGCGTACAAAGTTAACGGCCATTATTCAGCCCTCAAGCATGGCTGCCGCCAGCCTGTTTGCTCTTTGACCTACCTGCCTGGCCCATCTGCTATCTAGCATTTGAGCACTAGCCTCAACCATGTCCCCGTTTTGTAGTGCAGCCTTGAGCATCGCAAACCTTTTTAACGTAGGTAGCCCTAGGTTAAAGGCCATGTTTACTAAGCAAGCTTTCCTTGCGTCACTTAGTTCGGCCCAGGTGTCAGCTCCTACAAACTTTTTAGCGTCTTCCGCCGCCGACTGAGTGTCTGTTAGGAGCATCTGCTCAGCCTCGTACTCAGAGATCCCGTTGTCTTCTAGATTCCGCCCGTAGCCAATGGTCAGCTTGTCAGCGCTACATTGATACGGAAACAAACGTAGGCCCTCGTCGTGTTTAAGTTGCTCCAATGCAATCTGTTTAAATTTTACCATCGTTCGATAATATCCATGCTGTAGCGAATGAAGCCGTCTGATCCGTATTCGATAGTCGGCGTGTCTGTGTTAAGTGAGCACTTAAGAGTGGGAAGATATGAATTGGGTGAGCTGAGCGCCACAGTACCCGTGTCTCGCGCCGGGGGGTCTGTGATAGGTGTCGCACCACTTAATCCTACATACTGCATTAGCTGGTTATTTAAGGTGGTGCTGTTGCGGTTGTAGTACTCCCCGATCTTAACGGCAGAGTCGGTGTAGTTGCTGTCGTCTCTCAACAACGGCCAACGCATAGCGAAAACTGTGTGTCGACCATCTATCAGTCGAAAGAACGCAGCGAAAGTACCGTAATCGTCTTTGTGCATTGGAGGAAACTTAAAAGTTGCCTCAATACGGACACCGCCGACTGAGCGTGTCTGTCTCCGCATACTACGCGCATCCGCAGAAAGCGTGCGCCTAGGGTGCCGGATCTCAATAGACTCCGGTTCTATGCTTGTTGGAAACAGTTGGTAAGGCCCGTCGCCGTTTTGGAATGTATAAGTAGCCATTACTTCTCTCCTTTAATTTGCTCGATCTCACTTAAAACTTG